TGGGGAAGGCCTTGGTGGGGAGCACTGTCAACCCTATGGACAAAGGCGGTAAGGAGTACAAAGATCTGTGGAGGGATTCCAACCCAGACGAAAGAAACGCCAACGGGAGAACTCGCTCTGGACTATATAGACTATTTATTCCTGCCTATGAATCCCTGGAAGGATTCTTTGACAAGTACGGTTATCCCGTTGTCAACGATCCAGACAAAGTAATAGAAGGCCTTGATGGTGATGACATCATCTTTGGCGCCAAGACCTATCTCAAGAACGAGAGGACCACATTGAAAGATGATCCCTCTGAGCTCAATGAGGTAACTAGGCAGTTTCCGTTTACTACGGACGAAGCCTTCAGGGATAGCATTGACGGTAGCCTGTTCAACATCGGTAAGATATACGAGCAGATCCAATACAATGACGATCTATACCCTAACCCTATTGTTCGGGGAAACTTCCTTTGGAAGGATGGTGTACAGGACTCTTCTGTAGTTTTTAAGCCTGACCCTCAGGGCAGGTTCAGAATTGCATGGATGCCTCCAGAAGAATTAAGAAACCTCAAAGCTGAGGAGCGAGGTAAACGCATTGCACCTAATGCAGAGCTGGGTGTCGGTGGGGTTGACTCTTATGACCTTGACGCTACTGTCGATGGTCGTGGGTCCAAGGGGGCGCTGCACTTGTACAACAAGTTTCACATGCAGCACCCTGCTAACATGTTTGTACTGGAGTATGCATCTCGCCCCCCTCTCGCCAAGATCTTTTACGAAGACTGCTTGATGGCAGCTTTCTTTTACGGTTATCCTTTGTTGATTGAGAACAACAAGTATGGCATTGCAAGGCACTTTGAATCAAGAGGTTATGACGGCTACCTAATGAATAGACCAGGTCACCTATCTTCGAAAAATGCCAAGGTTAATGTAAAGACCAAGGGTATACCTTCTAACTCACAAGACGTAATACAAGCTCATGCACATTCCATTGAAGCATACATACATGACCACGTTGGTATGCACAGAGACACTGGGGAGTACGGGAAGATGTATTTCAACTCTACTCTTGAAGATTGGATTGGATTTAAGATCAACGACCGTACTAAGTTTGACCTTACGATTAGTTCGGGCCTTGCCTTACTTGGGGCTCAAAAGGCGAAGCCTAAAAAAGAACCAGTAAAGTTTGACGAGAAGAAATTCTTTAGGAGATATAAGCCAATCGGCTGACAAGTAGAATGTTTCTATATTTGCAAAAATGCAAATTCCCTAATGTACAGCAACAGCAAAAGGAACAGCAAGAGCTTTCCAGATCCACTAGCGCCTCAAGCTGTCAAGCAAGGGAAAGCCTATGGGCTTAAGTATGCTAAGGCGATAGAAGCTCAGTGGGGGAAGATGTCTGATAGCGATTCTCTGTTCAAAAGAAGGAACAGGAACTGGGAGAGAAACAAAGACTACGCTAACGGAACTCAGGACACAAATATATACAAGAGGATTCTCACTTCGATGGACCCGAACAGTGGTGATGGCAGTCTTGTAAACCTGGACTACACTCCCGTTCCAATCCTCCCTAAGTTTTCTAGAATCGTTGGTAACAAGATTCTTTCTAGAAATCCTTACCCTAACCTGGAGGCCATAGACCCCATCTCTTCTTCTGAGAAGAATAGAGAAAAGCAACGCATCAGAACCCAGGTTCAGATCAAGCCAGATTTAGAACAGCTTAAAGAAGAGACTGGAGGTTTGGTTCTTGATAAGGACCCAGATGATTTGCCAGATACACTGGAAGAGGCGGATATTTTCCTCGAAACAAATCTTAAGACGGACGCTGAGATTGCTGCACAGATAGGTACAAACCTCACACTGTCTTGGAATAACTTCAACGACAGCATTTATCGTCGATGCGTTAATGATCTTGTGTCGCTCGGTATGGCTGTCGTCAAGAGGTCTAACGACCCCAACTACGGAATCAAGACAGAGCATGTAGATCCGTGTATGTTCTTGCACAGCTACACAGAAGACCCAGGTCTCAACGACCTGACGTATGCTGGCCACATCAAGAAGATCTCTATACAGGAGCTGAAGAGATTGGCTGGCGACCAGCTTACAGAGGAGGATTATCAAAAGATTGCACAGGGTGTCTCTGGCATGTATGGCAATGACTCAAGTGTCCTCAACACAAGATACTATGATGATTACTTGAAGCGAGACATCTTCGGGTATGACGAGTACATGATCGACGTCTTGGACTTTGAGTTCATGTCTGTAGACTGCATGTTCTTCGAGGACAAAGAGAACAGGTACGGCAACAAGCTATTCTTCTACGAAGGCTTTGAGTACAGAGAAAGACCTGGTAGTGTCTTTGATCGCGAGCCAAGAAAGATGAACATAGCCACCGTTTACGGGGGTAGCTACATCCTTGGCACTAAGTACATGTATGACTATGGTCTGAAGGCAAACATGCCTAGAAACATCCACGATATTTCTAAGTGTAGGCTTTCTTACTCAGCTGTGGCGACCAACATTCGGAGAATGATTCCGAAGTCTATGGTGGATAGCTGCGTTGGTTTTGCAGACATGTTGCAGATCACTCACCTGAAGATTCAGCAGGCTATCGCCAAGGCCAAGCCAGATGGTTTGGTTATCGACATCGAAGGCTTAGAGAATGTACAGCTTGGAAAAGGTGGTGAGCTTCAGCCCTTGGAGCTTCACGACATATACGAACAGACTGGTGTCTTCTACTACAGGAGCAAAGATCCAGAGGGTGGATTCCAAAACCCACCTATCCGCGAGATCGGGAACAGCATCAGAAACATCAACGAGCTCATTGGTATATACAACCACTATCTGCGTCTTATCAGAGACGCTACGGGTGTCAATGAGGCTATGGATGCTAGTTCTCCAAAGGGTGATGCTTTGGTTGGTGTGCGTGAGCAGGCTATTGCTGCAGGAAACAATGCCATCTATGACATCACTAACGCATCTATGGTATTGTTTAAGAAGGTGTGCGAGGATATCGTCAAGTGTCTTCAGATTATTCCTGAGGGCTCTGTGATCATGAGAGCGTATCAGAATGCTATCGGTGAGGAGAACATGAAAGTCCTTTCTACTTTCTCTGACTTGCCCATGTACAACTTCGGTGTCAGCGTGCAGAAAGAGATGGAGGATGCAGAGAGACAGTTTCTGGAACAAAACATCCAGGTGTCTCTTTCTCAAAAAGAACTTGACTTGGAAGATGCGATTGCCATCAGGCAGTTGAAGGACATCAACCAGGCAGAAAGACTTTTGATTGTGCGCCGTAAAAAGCGTATGCAGAAGCAACAAGAGATGGCTCAGCAAAACTCTCAGATGCAAGCTCAGCAACAAGCCCAGGCCACGCAAGCGGCCTCACAGGGTAGGCAGCAAGAGATGCAGATGGAGATGCAGATGGAGACGCAGAAGATGCAGCTTAAGACTCAACTTGAGATACAGCTCGAAACTGCAAAGCACGAGTTTAGAAAAGAAATAGAAACTATCCGCGCTCAGGCTACGCTAGGCTTTAGGACTGAGGATCAAGAATTTAAGGAGAAGCTGGAGGTCTTAAAGGAGGACCGAAAGGATACTCGTGTCAAGAAAGAATCTGCAGAACAGAGCAAGCTGATATCTCAGAGGCAGGGTAAAAGAGGAGAACTTGCTGACGCCCCACAGGAAGTAGAAGGGGATGATTCTATGATCGACGAAATTATACAGCAGTAATGGCTAAGAAGGTAAATCTTGATATAGCACAGACCCTGAACATCACTTGTAGAAGGGGTGATACGTTTAGTCTAATTATCACGCTAAAGGATTCTAGTGGCACTGGCCTGACTCTTGCTGCTAGTAAGTATCAGTTTGTTATGCAGATTAGAAACAGTGCGTTTAATGATGGCCCCGAAGGCTTGATACTTTGCACTGCTCTTGGCCAACCCGCTGGATCTCGTCCTCTAGGGTTTATAGATCAGATGGGTCCAGACAACGTTGATGATAATGGCAACGTCACCATGAAGATATCTGATCTCGTCATGAGAGAGATTCCCTCTGGCCGCTACGTGTATGACTTGCAGTATGTTTTGCCAGGCGGACTCAATCAGTCTGATACACACACTACGATCCTCAAGGGTTCCTTTGTGGTTAATGAAGACGTGTCTGAGTTTGCAGAGAGCAGATCAGAAGATCCAGTAAAACAAGACCCATCTAGATCTAGAACCAGGTAATCATGGCAGATACTGCGACCATTACAGTTGGTGGTGGCAACTCTGCTTCGATCACCGTTCAACAGCAGGCCGTGCTGTCTGCTGTCATACCTGATGCCAGCGCGTCTGTATCTCTTGACGTAGCTTCTTCTGTCTCCCCTTCTTTTGATATCTCTGTACCTGCGGTATCGTTTGATGTCTCTTCTAGCACAGCGTTTGTAGCTACCGTCAAGGAGCAGTTCAATACGATTACTGTGTCGGCTGCTATCCCAGCTGTCGGTACGACAAGGCTTCGTGATCTCGAAGATATCAAGGGTGACCCTACTAGCGGTCAGATACTCGTGTACAACGTTGGGGAGAATAACTTCCAATTCCAAGATCAAAATGCTGGGGGAGCTGGTGGGGACGACTTGACTGACGAGGCGATTACTGTCACCAATACCGATGCTGCTTTTGGCTCTATAAGTGGCTTTACTTTTGAAACTGGAACCAGTATAACTACTGTGCTTTCAAACATATTAAATCCTTACGCTTACTCAACTTTATCTATCTCTAATTTATCTGCCACCATCAATGGTTCTTCTCAGTCAATATCATCAAACAAGGTTCTTGAGGTCGGGTCTTCTGTAGTTTTAGGCAATCTTAGTTACGTCGTTACAAACTCTTCTCAGATAAAAGACAACACACTTGCTCTTTTGAAAAATGGTCAGATCTCTGCGTCAAATCTTACTGAGTCTAGTTCTACTGAAAACATATCCCCCATAACAGAAAGCAGCAGTGTCCCAGTAGACATTTCTTTTAAGCTTACAGCTGTTGATGAGGGCTCTTCTGTTTCTCCTGAAAAGTCTGTTTTTAGTGATGAGATTAAATTTCAATGGAGATTTTCTACTCGATTGTCTTCAGGCTCTGCGGCTCCTTCTAGTAATGCCGATGCCACCGCGCTGTATGATAGCTCTTCAGATTCTGCGAATGTTGCTGACCCTGGAAGCGGGTCTATCAGCTTGAACTGTGCGTCCTCAAACAGCAACGTCAACAACTTTACCTTCATTATGGTTCCCGAAAGTTTTGGTACCTTGAAGTCAGTAATTCTGAATAATTCAACTGATGTTACTTCTGACTTTGTACAGGTTACTTCTAGCACCTTTACGGCTACCAATGATCATGATATTGGCGTAAGCTATTTCATCTACAAGACAAATGACCCAGGAGCTTTTTCTGACTCATCCACATTGACTATAAAGTTTAACTAAGATGCCCGCTTTTCCAGGACAAGTAAGACACACCAACCAAAACTTTCCAGTATTAGACCTTACTGACGGGGTGTCTCAGTTTAACGAAACGGGGAAAAGCCCAGTAAAGGGTATGGGTGTATTTTCTGATATACCCAGCAGATCTGGTGTTTCTTCAAATTACAGGTCAAAAGGCTATTTGGCTGTAGTGGGTGCTACCCCGTTCGTGTATACCAAGGACACTACTGACGATGACGACTGGGGATCTGAGGGCAACTGGACTGGCTTTGCCGCCACTAACGGTATACCTACTGGGGGGTTAATAAACAATGTACTTGCTAAGACCTCCAATGACGACTATGTCTCTGGCTGGACGGGCGACCCTATCTTTTCTTCTACTACTCTTACGGCTGCGACACCTAGCTTGCTGTTCAGCAACAGCAGCTCCTCTGCTACCCCTGATGCCGAGGAACTTGGGGTGATAGAGTTCAAGGGTGTGGGCAGTGGGGACGCCTTGGCTACAGGGGGTAAGATCTTATTTACTCAGTCTGGAGCTGCAGGAGCTTCTCATGTTCCTACGTCTATACAGTTTTTTACTTCTACTGACAGCTCACAAAATTTAGCCCTTTCGATAAACAACGAAAAAGTTGTTATATTTGCGGATGTCGGAACTACACCAACCGCTATCTCTGGCGGCTTGTATTACGACGAAACAGAAAAAGCATTATTTTTAGGTATAGACGAATAAAAATCACATCATGGCAACTTGGAAAAAACTAGTAACAACATCTGATACTATCCCTGTATCCCAGGGCGGTACGGGTCTAACTACAATCACGGACGGTGCCGTCTTGGTCGGAAACGGCACTGGGACCGTCGCCAGCGTAGATCTCGGAGCCAACGAAATACTTATCGGTGCATCTGGAACAGCCAACCCAGTTAATCTTTCGGCGAACTCTGACTCGGATGTAAAAATTACAAATGCGGGTGACACCACCTATCAGGCAACTATTCAGCCAACGTCGGTCTTGGGCAGCATGGTGGCCGACGACACTCTTGATTGGAGCACTCACGAAAAAACGACAGCTGGCAATGCACTGAAGATGCCTTTCTATGCCGCAACAAGTGGTGCAGCATCCTTGACTCCTGCTGCATCCAGCAGTGGTCAGGTGCTTCAGTACAACGGCTCGACTATTGTCTGGGGTACTAACACAGCATCTAACCTCGCTATTGACGACGAGAGTGCGGTGAACAAAGTCTTCAACATCGGTCTCGGTGAGACCAACGGCGATGGCACCGCTGGTTTGACCTCAGGCAACACCGACTTCAACGTCTCCTCTAACTTTAACCTCAACCCTCAGTCTGCTACAGACCAGTCTTTGCTTAGGTTGAGAAACTCAGGCACAGTCCCCACCTCTACGGCAGCTGGTGACTCCGCTGCGGGCTTGATTATTCAAGCAGATGCCACGGCTGCCACGAACATCCTTCAGATCTCGAATGTCTACGGAACTGCTACAGCTGCCAAGAGAATCGTAAAGGGTACGGCTGCCAACAGCAATGCGTACAAGATTGGACTTATTAACAACTCCACAACCACCACCCTCAACGGAAGTGGTGAGCAGGTTATGGAGGATGCTGGATTTACCTACACTCTTGATGGAGCGGGTAAGGGTACATTGTCAGTTGAAAACCTAAACGTTACAGGCACCACAACAACAATCGACACCACCCAGCTCGCCGTTGAAGACCACTCTGTAAGAATCTCTGTTCCCGACACAGTGGGTGGTGAGTCTCTTACCGACACCACGGCGGTCCAGCAGGGTGAGCTTGGAATCATTGTTGGCTTCAACACCAGCGCCGATGGAAACATGCCTCGTGTTGTGTACAAGGGCCGCGCTGATGCTCGCTCCGTTGTTGGCTGGAGAATCGCCAACTCTGGTACTGATGTTGACGCTTCAGGCGCTTCTGATTCTTTCGGTGTAGGTGTTATGGTTAAGACTCCAGGTGCGATGAGCTCCAGTGGTGGTACAAACCAAAACCTTGCAGGCGATGGAGCTCTTGATGTTGGGGTTGGAGCCTTTGCTATCGACACCAGTGGCGATCTCTGGCTTCAAACTGCTTGATCATGAGCTTATTGGGAGGTAAAAAGCCTGTGACCCCTCATGAGGTGGCTACAGACACCCTTAATGCCGAAGAGATTCAGCACCTTTTGTGGGCTATTAGTGAGTCTAATTTCAAAGGAAAGGACGTACATTTGTTGTCAGCAATCGTAACTAAATTAACAAACCAATTAAATTCCAAGTAAAATGAAACTTGACTTCAGTGAAATTAACTTCGCGTTAGACGCGGTCCGTTCTGTTAATATTAAAGCAGCTGATGCTGTTTACGTGAGTAGCTTGATTATCAAGCTAGAAAAAGAACAAGATCGTCTGGAAAAGATTGAAGAAAAAAAAGCTGAAATTGCAGCTTAATTATGCCTACATGGAAGAAGGTAAACCTTACCGCTGAGACGGAAAACATAGGTAATGCCAACCTGACAATACCTGATGGGGTCACCCGAACACTAAGCTTTGGTAGTGCTGGCGGGTTTAAGGTAAAAAACCACAGCGACAACGCGCTCCTTTCGCTGGCTACTACATCAGCCATCTTGGGCAATCTTGTGGATACCGCCGTCGCTGGCATATACATGCCAAACACCAGTTTGGGTATGATCAATGCGAGCAGGATGGTTCTGTTTGATCAAGTAAACAATTTTACCATTGAGTCTCACGCTGACTCAGCTGAAGCAGGTCCTATACTAAATTTGATAAGGGACCCTGATACAGCAGGTGGAGTTGACAACGATGAGCTTGGCAGGATAGACTTTCGGGGAGACCACGCTGGTGGTAGTGGGGTATCGTATGCTGATGTCACAGCTAAGATCATAGATTCAGATAACACGAATAAACACTGTGATCTTACTTTCAGGGTTCAAGACAAAAATATAGCTCAGTCGAACCTTATCATTACATCGGCAGCTACAGCCAGCACTACCATTACTGAAAACGAAGGCCTTCTCCAGGCTCTCAAGGTTCAAACCAAAACCCTTGAGGAGCTCACGAGGAGAACTCAAATGGTGTACCAGTG